CCTTCTATGGCTGCTCCGGCCTTACGGGTTCAATCCCCGCCGATCTGTTTCGGTACAACACGTTGGTGAGTACGGGTGGATTCTACTACACCTTCTATGGCTGCTCCGGCCTTGAAGTCGCCCCGGATGGGCTATTCAAATACAACACGGCGGCGGATTCGTGGCAAGGGTGCTTCCAAAACTGCACCAAGCTGCAATTAAGCCAATATATGTTCTACGATGCAGGCGGGGAAACAACAAGGTTCCTTAACCAGTCGCCGAACTTCACCAGCTTTGTAAGCCGGTCATCGTTTTCGGGCACACAAGGCACGGCCCCGGCCCTATGGGACTGCTCCTACGGCACGGGTACGCCCACATCAACAAGTGCATTTGCGGGAGCGGGTAACTCAACAACATCATTAACCAATTATAACGACATCCCGGCGGGATGGAAATAAAGTTATGAAACACACAATAATCAGACAAGATGAAGACCGGGGCGAACTGTTCGTCCAGCTTCACATCGACGACGACACGGAGACATACCAATACGCACAGTGGATTCAGGGGCCAGCCTATCAGCAATGGATAGCAGATGAGCGAAGCCCCAAGACGCTGAACGCCATTATTGAGGGTATGCTTCCGGCAGCCAAAACCCTTCACGAAAGAGAGAAGAAAATGCTCGAAGTACAAGGCTTGCAGGAAGAACTGGAAACGGTACGCACCGAACTGACCCAGACAAAGACCACATTAAAAGCCAAAGAGGATGAACTGGCGGATTTTAAAAGGCAATCACTACTCGAGCCCGAAGATTCTCCGACTAAAAAGTAGTCTGGACTTCTCGGTGTGGATAGATAAAAGTTGGATTCACACGGAAGTCAATCCGGGGTGGAACAAGCTGATCGGTATATCAGATTGGCCGCACCACCACAGGCACTCAAATCGGATAGTTTGGCGGTGCATTGACGGGCTAATTGTCTTCGGACACTACGTCTATCAAAATGGGAAATGGTCGGTTGAAAGGTTCAAACACGGGTATGTACATAACAGATGGGTTGAGGGCTGCATAAGAAACGAAAGAGGCCGGTACATAGCCGAAATGGGAAATGAAAGCAGCCTTTTTGAGCGTTCCGGGAAGTGTTCATTTTATATGCTCTGGCCGTACTTCGGGGGGCTTGACACCGCACCGCACGATATGAGTTTTATGTTTCACTTAAAATAAACAAACAATGAAAGAAAAAGGAGCAGATTTATTCAAAGTAATCATCGGGCCGGTATTGGCCCTGGCGGGTATTGCCATTCCCAGCGGGGAGTTTATCGATAAGCTTGCTACCGTCGCAGGGATAGCCATGCTCGTTCCCATCCTTGTGGAGTGGGCAAAAGTAAAATTTGAGCTGTCGGGTGTGAAATGGTGGTTCATGGGCGCAAGCAAGTGGCTGGCCTTTATCTTCGGCATTGCCTTGATGTACCTGAGTTATTATTTCGGCTTTGGATTCGAGGCGATGAATATTTGGGTAGTTGGATTTTGGGGCGTAATCATTGCCATATCGGCAAACGGGTGGTTCAAATACATCGAAATCCCGCTCGCCAAAATCTACGAAAGATTAGGCAAGCTGGAAAGGATGGAGGAAATCGAAAGAATAAAAGGACAAAAGGGGTGAAAATGGGGGGAATCAGCAATGCCGTCATAGCCGAGAAGATCGAGGGCCTGAACAACCTTATGCAGGCTTATGTGAACACCTCAAGAGAGCATCGGGATAGAACCGACAAGCGCATGGAAGAGATATGCGGCGACATCAAGGAACTGAAAAAGCGTGTCGGGGTGCAGAATGGAAGGGTGGGGAAACTTGAACAGCAGCGCATCGAAGACCAAAGGGCATATCAGAGACAGGTGGCCGTCTGTGGTGTCAGAGACGCCAACAATGCCAAGAACCCCGTCTTGTGGCTTGCCGGCAACTGGAAGCAGGCGGCGGTGGTGGTCTTCGCCGCCCTCGCCCTGTTCCTTCTGGTTCCCCCCGTCGCTAAAACCCTGTGGGAACTGATCACGGGAATATCAATAGAGCTTGGGATATGAGAAAGATAATCGGGAAACACGGGGAGATACTGACGCTGCCCGTGGCTATATTGATATGGTACTTATCGCCTTACCTTTTAAGGCGGATAGATCCAACTGCCGGGGCACACGACATCGGTTTGTTCCAGACATTTCTAATTGCTACCGTGGGGCTGTTCTTTGGAACGGCCCTAATCTGGCTGTTTCTGAAACTGGCAGCCCCGGAAGTGTACAAGCAACTGGACGACTACCTGTCAAACAACTATAAGGCTATCACTACATGGGAGCGTGGAAAGTTTGTATTGTCATTTTATCTTGGTTTGCTTCTTGCGTGGGTTCTTCTGGTGGTGGCGTTTGTTTAGAGCCTCCACAGGACACGATCGCCCCAATACAGGGGTGTACACCAGAGGAACCGGAAGTGCCCGAAATACCCGTTAGGATCGCCCTACACGAGACGTTTCGGTCACAGGCGGGGGTCAGGCAAACCGGAAACAACACCGGCCCAGAAATAGACGCTTATCTGGCCTCTGTGGGGCTTGGACCGGGCTATGCCTGGTGCGGTGCGTTCGTAGCTTGGGGTTATCTTAAACACGACGTTCCAATTCCAAACGGGGCGGCATGGTCTCCCTCGTGGTTTCCCCAGTCTAAGACAATCCCAAAGGAACAAGGTCAGCAGTCGGATGTGTTCGGTATACACTTCCAGTCTTTGGGAAGGATCGCCCACGTAGGGGTGTTAGCGGAAGACTTCGACAACGGTAACAACCTGATTAAGAGTTACGAAGGAAATACGAATGACACGGGTTCACGCACCGGGGACGGGGTGTACAAGAAGTATAGAAGCAAGAATCAGATCAGCAAAATAGCAAACTGGATCGAATGAAACAAACAACAAGAGTCTGGCAGATCATAGGGGCGGTCATATCCATCGCATCACTCGCATGGGGGATATGGTCATACGTGGACAAGAAGACCGAAGCGGCCACCAGCGCAGCCACGATCATCAGACAGGCACAGCGGATATACGACCTACAGGGTCAGATCACAGCCGCTAACAAGCTAGTCAAAACCTATCAGATAGAGATCGACAGCCTTACCAAAGTGTCGCAGGATCGCCTTAAGGCGAGCCTACAGCACAAACAAACAGCCGACCGCCTCCGCGTAGAAATCGAAAAACTAAAATCAGAGCAAAATGAAATCACTCTCCCTGTTGACGATGCTGGTCATATCGAGTTATTCCTTGATTGGACAAGTCCCGGTCGAGAACATTAAGCGAGCCAACTCCATCTACCTGACGCAAGTTCAACAGATCGACCAGCAGCGCACAATCATTCTTAGGCAACAGGAGCAGATCACAGAGCTTTCTTTGGCTTACGATAATTGCATGGAGGGGTTCCATGCCCAAAGGCAGATCACCGCCCAGATGGGCCTGCAGCTTCGTCAAAAGGATAACATCATCCGATCGCAATCTACAATGATTAAGATACTATCCGGGATCGCCACAACGGCGGTAGGCTTCGTAGTGTATCGAGAACTAAATTAATAGTTATGAGTGAGATCAAAAAGATCACTATAGAATACATAGAGAACTACGGGGGCAAGCTGTCCAAGCACTCGATCGCCAAGATGCTGCATGAAAAAAGGCCCGACCTATACGCCTCTGTGGAGGATGCAAGAAACAGAGTAAGGTACTATACCGGAAATTACGGGGGCAATAAAAGACTGCATCAAGACCGGGACAGGTTCTTTTCGGCACACCCCGAGCCGGGCCTCACCAATCTGTTTTTTGAATTTCCTAAAGAACAGGCTAATATCCTTGTCATATCAGATGTTCACGTTCCGTTCCAGGATAAGAGAGCACTGGACATAGCGATGAACTACGGCATCCGGGAGGGGGTGGACTCCATTATAATGAACGGGGACATCTTCGACAATACCGGATTTTCCAGGCACGAAAAGGACTGGAACAAGAGAGACCACGAATACGACTTCGAGCAGTACCAGGATTTTCTTTTCGAACTTCGATGCGCCTTTCCAAAGGCATACATAATATACAAGATGGGCAACCATGAACATTGGTACTGGAAGTGGTTCGTGCAGAACGGACAGGCCAAGCTGCTGAGCGTGCCGATGTTCCAATTCGACAAGGTTTTCGACTTTCACGGCCTGAATATACAAATGGTAGAGCAGCACCAGACAATCAAGGTCGGGGGGCTGAATATCATACACGGCCACGAGTACCGGGGATCAGGGGGGGTGAACCCCGCAAGGTGGCTGTCACTAAGAACCGGGGAGAGTACAATGTGTGGACACTTCCATAGGGTCTCTGAGCATGCCGAGACAACCCACTCCGGGGAGATCAAGACCTGGTGGTCATTGGGGCATCTGTCTAATCCCAACCCCGCCTATCTCCCATATAATGGATGGACGCAAGGCTTTGCCCGCATAAGGAGGGACGGCGAATACTTCCACGTTAAGAACAAGCGAATCCATGAGGGAAAAATAATGTAGCTTCCATGTGTGTGTGTTTTGGCCCCGGTCTTTCGCAGGCTGGGGTTTTTTATTGTCTTATTTGGAAGCATTATAAACTAACATGTTTTTGTAAAATAATTGATAAAAAACTTGACATGGGTTGTTTTTTTGTATTATCTTTACACTATAAAACAAACGCAAAACCCAAAGCCATGAAAAACGAAAAGCACATCAGGGGAATAGTGGTGAGAGAAACAGAGAAGGCCATCAATGCAAAGATACGCTACGAACACCCGGCCAACAATAAGATGTATGAATACACCACCTGGCTGCCCAAGTCGCAGATTGAGGTAACGCAGGAGGCCATCTTCGGCTACACGGTTATCCGCTGTGCCGGATGGCTTGCTGACAAGATTGGCAATGAGATTCGCAGGGTTGTTCCCGGCATGTGCCACAACATGGGTGGAGAAGGACTTGTATATTAAATATAAACCCCAAAACACACGACAATGGAAAACAAACCAACATTCCCACGCACGATCACCATCATTGACGAAGACATTGAGTTGTTCGACGTCGAAGTAACCAGCCCTGATGACATTCGCAATGAAATAACGTGGGCAGCAAGCTTCAATCGCGAGCGCACCAACGTCTGGGCATCCGACGACGAATACAACTATTCAGTTAAGGATGGTCTTCTTATAACCGAAAAAAAGTAACCTTATGAAAACCAGGGCAAAACAGGAGCAAGAAAAAAGAGACAAAAAGGTATATGACCTATACCATACGCTCGTCTCGCAGGGGGTCGCCAAGATGGCGGCCAACGAGGAAACCCAGAGGCAGTTTGGTCTATACTCATCTCAGGGGGTCTATGACATCCTCCGGCGCGAAGAACTCCGCCGGGAAGGAAAGATAGAAACTACCCGGCAGGCAAGGGGACTGATCGAAAAATACTCATATAAATGGATTAGAGACCTGCTCGGAATCCGGGCCGACGTGCTGGCTAAATTAATGATCACCCACAACTGGGACGACACACAACAACTGGTAATACAATCACACCATGATAGAGACATTATTTGACCAGGCCCTCTATGAGATCGGCTACGAATCCCGCGCCGGAGAAGTACACAGGGGTGGCTACGGGCTTCTGTACGACGTAGAGGTCGTGACCGAGACCGTGGAAGAACCCCGCCCAGGATTGGGCAGGGGTGAGAATATAACACACATTAGGGAATACATCGTCAACGAGGCAGTTGTCTGTTTCCCAGACGAAACCAATATCGACGCAGTACATCAATTTGAAAATTACTTAAACAACTCAATCTAATGGAAACAACAGAATTCGTCGACCGCATCATGTCAGACATGGAGGCCGAGGGGTACAACGAGTATGCAATGTGCAACATCCTTGCGATTCTAAAAAAAAGAGTTATCAGGCAGCTTGGAGAGGTCCACAGACAGGGCGTCCGATGTGCGCTTGCCGTTGAGGAAATCGAAAAAAACCCTGAAATCTATTAGCCATGAACAAGACAACACTGAACAAGCAGATGCATATATGCGAGAACCTGGCTAAGACCCTGGAGGCCCGCAATGGAATGATAGAGTACACACACACCGACAAGGGGGTTGCTGTATACGGAATAGCAAGCACGTTTCTGCATCCCCGTATTGCATCAATATTCGAAGGATTAGGATATAACACGGCCTGTTGTTATGACAAGACCAGAGATCAGGTCTATTTGGAAATCATTTAAAACACAAAGACATGGAAGCACTAATCAAAATCCAATCAGAACTCAAGGCCCCAAAAAACAATTACAACAGTTTCGGTAAGTACAACTACCGGAACGCGGAGGACATTTTGGAGGCGGTCAAGCCCCTGCTTGTCAAGCACGGATGTGTACTAACCCTGTCTGATCAGATACAGGAGGTTGGCGGCAGGGTGTACGTCACCACCACCGCCAGGATCAGCGACGGGAAGAGCAGCGAAACAGTCACGGCGTCGGCAAGGGAGGCACAAGACCGCAAGGGCATGGACGACAGTCAGATTACCGGTGCAACATCTTCCTACGCGCGCAAGTACGCGCTTGGTGGATTGTTTCTGCTGGATGACACTAAGGACGCGGACGCCACTAACAATCACGCGAAGGAGGAAGCATGGAAGGAACCAGTCCAGCCTCCAACAACCGGCAGGCCCCGCCTGATTGAATCAACAAGGGAATATCTGTCCGCAATCCAGTGGGTCAAGTCAGGCAACACAATGGATTCAATCAAGAAAAAATACTCTGTCTCCAAAGAAGTGGAGGAGTCAATTATTAACGCCGCTAAGGCACAAAGAGAAAAAGATGAAAAAGTCATTAACAATTCCTAAGAGCAAAACCGAAGTGGCCGTTATTAAGGCCAGCCTAAAAGACATGTTTCTTTCAGGCGACAACCCACCCCTTGAGGTGTTCGCGCGCCTGAAGGCTGCAAGTGAGGCAATTGAAGACGTGCTAAAAGACAGGGAGGTCAAAGATGCCGTTATGGCAGAGGCCGACAACTATCGCGAAAAGACCTTCGAGGTGCACGGTGCGCTGTGGACAAAAAAGATGGCGGGGGTGCGCTACGACTACTCGGTATGTGGTGATCCTGTATATGACTCGCTGGCCTTCGAAAAAAAAGTCATCGACGACAAAATTAAACAAAGGGAGGCTCTTTTGAAATCCATCCCGGACGCCGGAGAGGTTATAACCGACCAGGAGACCGGAGAAACAAAACTGGTAATCCCGCCCAGCAAGACGGGAAGTGAAATTGTACAATGTAAACTTATCTAACATGAAAATCATTAACGTAAGTATTAACGTAGACAAGATCGACAAGGGCATGCTGATCGACGGCAAAAAGGGTAGGTACTTGCCCCTGACCATTACCCTGTACGACGAAAAAGACAAGTATGGCAACGACGTGTCTGTCTGTCTAGCCCAGACAGAAGATGAACGCAAAGCCAAAAAAGACCGGCTTTTCTTCGGTAATGGTAGGTTGGTATTCAGTTCCTCCGGATCGGAGCAGGCCCCGGAAACCCCCGAACCGATTGGTGACGACGACCTTCCATTTTAAGCCATGAAAAAAGAACTCGAAGAAATCCAGGCATTTTTGGAAGAACCCCTCTCGGACGATCCCGAATTGATTGTCCAGAGGGGGGCAGCCCTGAACGCCTACCTTGCCAGAACCGCCAAGATACAGGCCGATGCTCAGTTGGCTTATGACGCGGTGGTTACCGAGGAAATCAAGGCCCTGATTAAAGAAATGACCATTAGCGCGGGAGGGACGGCCACCGCAGCAAATGCACTGGTAAAGGCCGCCGGGAGGGATCAGAAGTATATTCTGGTGTGGGCCGAACGACTGAACCGGACTTGTGTACACCAGATCGACTGGGCACGGTCCGTACTGTCGAAGATGCGGGAAGAGATGCGGATGAACACATACGGGGACGGATATACATCGACCGATCGCCGGTGAAGTACCTAATAATCGACCGGGCCAAAAGGGGATTGTGCCTTTGCGACCGGTGCGTGAAAACAGCAATTAAAAACCGATACAAATGAAGCTATCAGTAAAGACAATACGCAAGCTATCAAGGGGGAAGCATAAAATATGTGTTGGCAACAATAGCATTACATTTTCCTCTCAGGCCACAAAGCTGTTTCCCCCAGGGCACAGGGTGTCGTTTGAATACATTAATGGCCGCATGCGCCTTATGTTAGACGAATCAGAGGGTTTTCAGCTGAAACCGAGTGGGGCCAATAAAACACTTATGTCGCAAATCCACTCGAAAGCCCTATGTGGTGAGCTAAAAAAACACACAAAAAGATCATTTGAAATTGGCGAGTTCTCTGAAGGGGGCTGGCCGCTATACCCTACGCTATGAGATACACCCTGCTTACCATCATTCTCGCCTCTGGCTTTACGCTGCTGTGGATCGCCCGGACGTATATCAGACAACACCTTCGACGCCGGTCGTGGCTGAACGACATCAACCGGGGGGATAGGGTGTACCACCGCCCCACGGGAACCATACAGAGGGTGGGATGCCCGCCATTCTGCGGTAAGATCGTGCTGGTTGACGCCTGCCTTGACCGCACAGAAGTACCTACACACGAGATCGATCCCGCCTGGGAATACCAGATCGCAAAAAACTAACACGCCATGATTATAGTCTTATGCCTTGCCGGGCTGTGCCTGGTGGGGATCATCGAACTGCGCAGGAACTACAATTAAGTTAAATTATTTTCGACATAGATTTGTTTTTGTTGAAATTTGTTTTAACTTTGTAGTTGCCAAGCTTAATTGTACCATGACAATCACAGCAACATATTTTCGCAACAATAGCCCCAGAGGCAGAACTGGCGGGTCGCTTGGCAAAGTGGTACACCCCGCCTTTTTTGTTTTTCTGGGGCTTAAACTTATAGGGAATGACAGGTAAAGATGCATATTATTTCCCGCATTTCAGCAACGCCCGACACGACCGGAAAATTAAACGAGCGGTCAAAGAACTTGGGATAGAGGGGTATGGTATATACTTTATGATTCTCGAGGTGCTTCGGGAACAGCCTGAAATGAGATACCCAATGCAGGATATAGATTTATTAGCTGATGAGTTTAAAACGAGCGAGCCAAAGGTAAGAACCATTATTTGTAACTATGGCCTTTTTGATGTAGACCAACAAGAAATGTTCTATAGCCCCAAGCTTTTTGAATACATGGAGCCATATTTCAAGATGAAAGAACAGAGGAGATTGGCGGGTGAAAAGTCAGCACAGGCAAGGCAAAAGAAGATAACCGGTTCAACGGATGCTCAACGACCGTTCAACGACCGTTCAACGACCGAGCAACAAAGTAAAGTAAAGGAAAGTAAAGTAAATAAAAGTAAAGTGTTTATACCGCCAACACTAAATGAATTCATAAAATACTTTACCGAAAACGATTTTACTCCAGAATATGCAAAGCACGTTTTTAAATACTACAACGATGCCGACTGGGTGGATAGCAAAGGCAACCCAGTAAAAAACTGGAAGCAGAAAGTGCGTGGCGTGTGGTTTAAGGACGAAAATAAACACGATCCCCGCAAACAACCCAAAGAACACATACCGCAGTACGAAGACCTGTCCAAGAAGTTCCCCAATCCGTTCGATAAGATCAATATCCCTGTTAAAACGCTATGATGACGCTACAGGAGACATACGAGAGGCAGCTACTGGGCCGGATAATATCCGACAAGGATCAGTTTCTGCAGAACGCCGACCTGATAAGCGAAGACCTGTTTGCCAACTACGCAGATATATACGACGCGTACTACGACCTGTATAGCAGCGACAGACACCCATCATTCGCCAAGATGGTAAGCATCCTCCCGGGGCGCAAGGGAGACCTGGCTGCGATGGTGCGCGAGGTGGATCATGGTGTGCCCGTCGAGTCGATCATAAGCGAACTGGAAGAGCAGAAGAGGCTGCGCCTGGTCGAGGAAGGAATCACCAGGGCCCTATCGAGTAACAACAGCGAGGACAAGGTGAAGGTATTAACCGACACCATAACCGGCCTATACCGCACGGAGCGCTCGCAGTTCGTCGAAGGATTCGCCGCAGCCAGGGACGCATTGAAGATGATGGAGAAAAAGCAGGTGGTGGAGACGCCCACCGGCTTCCCGTACCTTGACAGCCTCACAGGGGGGCTACACAAGGGCGACCTTGTGATTATTGCAGCCGAGACATCACAGGGCAAGACGTCATTGGCCCTTAATGTCACGCAGAACGTCATCGACGCCGGCGGATCGGTTGCATTCATAAGCCTTGAGATGACCCAGAGGCAGATCATGGAGCGGATGATATGCTCCAAGAGCGGCGTTGCGAAGTCGGCCATAATGGACAATCTTGAAAGGGCGCAGCGGGCGGCCAGCGAATTCTCCACGCTGAAATTCTATATCGCCGACGTGACCAACAACTCCGCATCTCACATCATGGGGCTTATCAGAAGCGCGTCGATCAGATATAACGTGGACGTGGTGGTGGTGGACTACCTTCAGCTTGTCAGCGATAAAAACCATAGGAGCCGGGAGCAGGAGATCGGCCAGACGGCAAGGTCCCTGAAAAACATCGCGAAAGAACTGAACATAAACGTCATTGCCCTTTCACAACTGAACAGGGCGGGGAAGGGGCACAGCAGCTATCCCACGCTGTCCAGGTTAAGGGATTCGGGGCAGGTGGAGGAGGCGGCCGACCTTGTTCTGTTCGTCTACCGCCCGGAATATTACGGCATCATGGAGGACGGGGATGGAAACAGCACCGAGGGCGTGGCCGAAATAATCATCGCAAAGGGCAGGAACTATGGAACGGGAAAATTTAAAACACACTTCGAAAAAGACATTACAAGGTTTGGCGATCCAGTCCTACGAGATAGACATGGATACGTTGAAAGTATTACAGCAGATGAAGAAGATCCCCCGTTCTAGGGCGCTTGCTGAAGAGACGATATTAAGCGTCAAGCGCGGCATGAGGGTTATAGAACAGTTTATTTGATGCTCGCAAAAACCACCATAAACAACCGTGGCCGTGTCACCGAACACTGGTACATCACCGACAGGACATTTCTTCTGGACGGCCACATATGCGAGGTCATAGCCACGGGAGAGGCCCCGGCGGTGGACATGGGCGCAAAGCATTGGATCAAGGGCCACCCGGAGATAAGAGAAGTATCTCACGCTGATCTGGTAAAGTGGTTTAAAAGGGGAAGAGTCCAGGAATACAAATTAAACAGAAATGGAAAGATACGAAGAGTTCATTAGGGATTTGCAATCGGCCATTGAAGAGGGCTACATATGGGAAGACGACGACATTACGGGGTACGACCCGAATAAGACGCACGATGCCATAATCGACCTACTTGAAGACTACGGCGTGATCAACTACCTAAACGGCAATGAGGCATAACGTTTCCGCTATGAGTAGTGGCGGAATTGGAACTACTCACTATCAAAATACAACAAATGACAATAGAAAGCACAAACGATAATATACCCACTGCACCCGCCATTACTTATAGCGAGTGTTGTGCACAGGTTTTTACTCGTCTTTTTTTCGGGGATTGCCTAATTGAAAGCGATAAAATAGAAACAGGAAGTGTTGATTTGATACTTACTGACTTACCTTATGGAACAATGAATGGTGCAGGATTGGATGGATGGAAAAACAATAAAACAGGTTGGGACTTTGCTATTGAACCTAAAAAGGTTTATGAAATTGCAAACCGTCTTTTAAGAAAGAACGGTAAAATGGTTTTGTTTTGCCAAGAACCATATACCAGTAAAATGATAAATGAAGCAATTGCAAACATACCATTGAATTACAGAATGATATGGAAGAAAGACCATTTTGCAAATGCTTTAATTGCCAAAAAAGCCCCTGTAAGTTATTTTGAGGATATAATTGTTTTTAGTAAAAACCACGAATTTGAGGGATTGCACCCATTAAGACCGTATTTTAAAGAAGTATTTGAGTATATTGGACATACAAAAAAAACAATATTAGAACAAGTAGGACAAAGAGCAGACCACGTTTTTAGATTCAACAGTTCGCAATTTGATTTATGTACTATTGAAACATACGAAGCATTGATTTATTATTACTGTATTGATAAAATGGAAGGCTTTAAAATGTATGAAGAATTGGAAGCTATTAACGCAACCTTTAACGCAACCTTTAACGCAACCTTTAACTTGTGGGAGGGTGGTAAATTTAAAAGCAATGTTTTGGAATACAAAAAAGATTATGACGGATTACATCCAACACAAAAGCCTGTTTTATTGCTCGAAGATTTGATAAAGACTTTCAGCAACGAAGGTAATTTAGTAGTTGATTTAACTATGGGCAGTGGCTCTACTGGAGTTGCTTGTAAAAACACTAATCGAAACTTTATCGGAATAGAGAAAGACGAGAACTATTTCAAAATAGCAGAACAGCGGATAAATGCACGGACGCTGTTTTCTTAAACTTGTGCACAACTACCTTATAGGCGAAACAACCTTCGCATTATCTAATTAACCGAAAAATCATTAACGAAAAGGGAGAACATTATGAAAGAATTTACGGAGCAACTCAAACAAATGCACGCCTGTTCGGATGCAATCGAGTGGTCAGATGGTAAGACCTTACGTGAGGCGTGGGAGACCTGCCCCCGTGGCGACTGGATGCTGTGGTTGGCGGCGAGACTGAAGGTGGACCACCGCAAGCTAACACTTGCAAAAGGCCTGTGTGCCAATACGGTCAGACACCTAATGAAAGACGAGCGCAGCCTGAAAGCGGTTGATGTGGCGATTGCTTACGGTCGCGGAAATGCAACGGCAGAGGAGTTATATGCTGCTGCTGCTTCTGCTTATGATGCTTATGCTGCTGCTGATGCTGCCTATGCTGCTGCTGCTGATGCTGCTGCTGATGCTGCTGCTGCTGCTGCTACTGCTGCTGCTGCTGATGCTGATGCTGATGCTGCTGCTGATGCTGATGCTGATGCTGCTGCTGATGCTGCTGCTGCCTATGCTGCGAGAACAAAAAACCAAAAACAAACCGCCGACATCTGCCGGAAAATTTTAACGGACCAAATCGAAAAACATTTTTAAAATGAAAGAATTTACGGAGCAACTCAAACAAATGCACGCCTGTTCGGATGCAATCGAGTGGTCAGATGGTAAGACCTTACGTGAGGCGTGGGAGACCTGCCCCCGTGGCGACTGGATGCTGTGGTTGGCGGCGAGACTGAAGGTGGACCACCGCAAGCTAACACTTGCAAAAGGCCTGTGTGCCAATACGGTCAGACACCTAATGAAAGACGAGCGCAGCCTGAAAGCGGTTGATGTGGCGATTGCTTACGGTCGCGGAAATGCAACGGCAGAGGAGTTATATGCTGCTGCTGCTTCTGCTTATGATGCTGCTGCTGCTTCTGCTTATGATGCTTATGCTGCTGCTGATGCTGCCTATGCTGCTGCTGCTGCTGATGCTGCTGCTGATGATGCTGCTGCTGCTGCTACTGATGCTGCTGCTGATGCTGATGCTGATGCTGCTGCTGATGCTGCTGCTGCCTATGCTGCTGATGCTGATGCTGCTGATGCTGATGCTGCTGATGCTGATGCTGCTGATGCTGATGCTGCTACTGCTGCTGCTGATGCTGCCTATGCTGCCTATGCTGCCTATGCTACTGCTGCTGCTACTGCTGCTGCTGATGCTGCCTATGCTGCGAGAACAAAAAACCAAAAACAAACCGCCGACATCTGCCGGAAAATTTTAACGGACCAAATCGAAAAACATTTTTAAAATGAAAGAATTTACAATCGGCGGCAAACCCCGCCTACAAAAAGCCTTTGCGGAGGTGCTAAATATGCCCATTTGTCTTGGCTACGATAAAAGGTACAAGTTCTTGTATTGTACACCAACAAACACTATTGGGCAATGCCAAGATAGGGCCGACACCCACTTCGAGCTTCCGCAAGATTGGGATGAGGCGATGGCTTATGCGAGGCAGTTTTACGGGTTGGGGAAATCGGAACCCAAGGAAGAAAAACCACTTAACCAAATGACAGACCCGGAATTTTGGAAGAACAAACAGCTTGAGGCCATTGACCCATGTGAGATGGTGCCTGATAGAGAAGAGGCGTTAATCGTAGGTAAGCGGTATGACCCAACGCCATGCGAAAGCCATTTTACTGTTATAAGTAGGGTGAGCGACAACCATTACTTTACCTGGGAAGCCATTGGGGTATATTTTAAGGTGGTAGGTAAAAAGCCACCCCTGCCGGAGAGTTGGGCGCACCTTGACGCAGCACAACAGATGATAAGGGGATACGCAGATGTAAGAAGAGCGTTTGATGCTTTTGAAAAGCTTTACGACCTCCGCCAAGCCTACTGGCAAGCACACGACAACTGGAAGCCGGATTGGACGGACGCAAACCAAACAAAATACGTAGCTGTATTCGATGATGGCGAACTGACTAAACAAGCACGCGTAGTGCTGCAATGTTTTATCGCCATGCCAACAGAGGAATACCTTGACCACTTTTTGAAGCACCACAAAGCCCTGATTGAGCAGGCGAGGGAACTTATATAAACCAATAACCGAGAAACCATGAAAGTAAGCAGAATCCAACGCAAGCGCACAAAGTTCAGGGTGGCGCTTGACATTCAGGATCGTGCCTCCGTGTTATAACCCGTTTTTTTACTTATTAAACTAAAAATAAAGATGTTAATACGAGATCACTTTCAAAACTTCAAAAGTTATCAATTGCCAAAAGCTCAATTGATTATTGCGGATGTACCGTATAATTTAGGCAATAATGCTTATGCATCGAACCCTGCATGGTATAATGATGGGGACAATAAAAAAGGTGAGAGCAACCTTGCTGGAAAGGCTTTTTTTGATACCGATAACGATTTTAGGCCTGCCGAGTTTATGCACTTTTGCAGCACGATGTTAGTAGCCGAGCCAAAAGGTAAAAAAGAAGCCCCTTGCATGGTTTTATTTTGCGAATTTGAGCAACAATTTTACTTTATTGAACTTGCAAAAAGATACGGTTTGCCGAACTATATAAATTTAGTTTTCCGTAAAAATTTTTCAGCACAGGTATTAAAGGCAAATATGAAAATTGTCGGGAACTGTGAATACGGATTAGTGTTTTATCGAAAAAAATTACCAAAGTTCAGAAATAATGGTAAAATGATATTCAATTGCATCGACTGGCCACGAGATAACGAAAGTAAAAAGATACACCCGACCCAAAAACCAGTTAAACTTTTGGAGAAAATTATTGAAATATTCACCGACCCTGGAGACGTTGTAATTGACCCGGTTGCTGGCAGTGGCTCAACTTTAATAGCTGCTGAAAATTTGGGGCGCAAGGCTCATGGATTTGAAATAAAAAAAGACTTTCACGCTGCCGCCTCAAAATGGATTGAAGAAAATAAGCGTATCAAATCAGAAATTAAAGAATTTGGCTATGCTAAGTCTAAAATTGCAGAGATTAGCCCGTCTCTTTTTTAAAATGGGTTATAACGACTGCAAGTGTGGCAAGGCAGGGATTAAGAGGCTGACCTGTCGAGCCGTGAAAAAGTAAATTAGAAGCACTCATATAGCATACAGAACACGCCCCTGCTTTGCTATACCTGTTGTTATAGGGTGTTTATTTTAAATAATCATGAAAAAATTAATGACATTTTTAAAAGTATTTGGATTGTGTTTTGTATTATCAATCGTTGGTTGGATGATAATAGGTAGTTTACTTTACTTTATTATACCATCGCTTACAATTACGGTAATATTATTGGCTGGCGTTGGAACTGGTATAGGTTGCGGGTTAGTTAATGGCTTGCTTCATGCGTTTTCTTAAATGCCCTATAACGGCAAAGTATAAATACAGTAAAATTTTATATTATGGAACATACAATTAAAGAAACAACAAGATTATTATTACAAGGAACGCTAACAAAAGATGAAGCCGATAAAATTTTATTGGATTTATACAATGTTAGTGGGCGAAGCGAACAGTTGTGCCGAACTTTCTTCCCTGATGGAAAAACAACGAGTGCAACTAAGTGTCAGTTTTGTGGAAAAGAAAAATGGGCGCATTAAGGCACAATTGCCACTAACTCGCTTATATACGCAATATGATACACCTAACCGACATAACCTACATAAATGGCGAGCGTCATCCTCTGGACTACGACTACCGCAAGCGTGAGTTTGCCAGTAAAGACGAGTTGGAGTCGTACCGGAAGTACCTTGAGAAGCGAACCGGGAAGAAGGTATTTTTCACCTACAAAGAAAAAGCGATATGAAAAAGCTGTATAACGTAAGAATCCTGGTCGACGTAAACGGCCAGAAGCACATCAGAACACGGCACATGACAGCCGAGGTGCCACCCAGAGGGGGCGACACACTATATGAGGAGACACACACGGTTCTCTCGGTCGAAGAGGTACCGCAGTGGCAGGGATTCAGGGGGGGCGTGGTATGAAGACCATCCCCCAGTTGATCAAGTCGGCAACCCGGCACTTCAATGAGTACATCCGCAACCGGGATCAGGACAAGCCGTGTATATCCTGTGGAAAGTACACCACGCTTCAGGCCGGGCACTTCTACTCTGCAGGGCATTATCCGGCATTAAGATACGATGAGGATAATACCTGGGGACAATGTTTGCCGTGTAATTACTTCAGGTCGGGCAACCTGATCGAATACGAGAAGAACCTCAGAAGGAGAATCGGCGACGACCGGGTTGAGTCGCTGCACCTAAGGGCGGGGTATTACAAGCGAAATGGGTACAAGTGGGATCGGTTTCATCTGGAAGAGGTGATCCGGGAATACAGGGAGAAGAAAAAAATTTACACCGGCAGTTCAACAAAATAAAATAAATTTCACTTTTTTCTTGCTTTTAATAAAAGTTAGTTGTAATTTGCACGAAGTTTGTTTCCATAATGTTGAATATAGGGCCGGCTATGGAGTAAGCTGCGGTTCGATTCCGCTCCGGCCCCCTGATGGAAAGACGAATATAAGCATTTACAAGCGGCAGTCATAAAGACGGGCCGCTAAAATCGTTTAATCATGGCACTAATCGGACTAATCGGAATCGCACTGCTGGTCTGTCTGGCATGGATCAGCGCAAGGGCAGAATGCAAAGAAAAACAGGGTCGGTATTGGAGTGACCCAGACGTGGCATAGACATGGCAAGGCCGACGAAATATAAACCCGAATACTGTCAGACTATCATAGACCTGATGAAGGAGGGTGCAAGCATAGAGGAAATATGCCTCGATCTTGATATATGCGTCCAAACCATATATAACTGGTGTGAAACCAAACCAGAGTTTTTGGAGGCCAAAAAAAGGGGCACTGATTTTTCAAAGGGCTGGTGGATGAAGCAAGGAAGGACAAACCTATTCTCCAAAGACTTCAACTATACCGGGTGGTACATGAATATGAAGAATCGTTTTGGCTGGGCAGACAAACAAGAAACCGACCTAACCAGCAAGGGGGAGAAGATCGAATTTAACCTGATTGATGGAACTAAAAGCTAACGCACCCCACGGAGAAGTATTGAAGCTGACGAAGGGGTCATACGAGGAGGGGAAGAAGGTTATCATCCATAAGGGCGGTACTGGCTCAGGCAAGACCACCGACCTTATGGTGTTTTTGTTTTGGCTGGCCACGCAGATAATCACCAATAAGGTAATCACGGTTGTTTCCGAGAGCAGACCCCACCTTGATATTGGCTGCATAAGGATTGCTAAGTCGTTTACCAACGGACCACTCGGTAATGTTGTTAAGTACAACGAATCTAAGAGTTTTTTCACATTCCCCAACAATAACCTAATTGAGTTTTTTTCGGCAGACAGGATCGACAAGGCCCTGGGGGCAAGGCGGTATCTTCTATACGGCAATGAGATCAACAGCCTTAAACTTCCGGTTTGGGATGAGCTTGCCCGCCGAAGCGAAATAGTGATAGGCGACTTCAACCCCATATCACAGTTCTGGCTTGAGGAATGGATAAGGTATTACGACGATGCGGTGATACATACAACCAATTACATGAGTAACCCGTTCCTTCCGGAGACCGAAAGGAGGCGCATAGAGAAGCGGGCCAAAATGGACCAGAACTTCAAACGCATCCACATAGACTGCGAATACGGCATATACGAGGGGTTGGTATTCGAATCATGGAAGCAAGTCGATGAACTGCCAGAGGGAAGGACAACCTACGGTCTGGACTTTGGATTCACTAACGACCCCTCCGCATTAATCAAGGTGGTTGAGACTGACAACGCATATTATCTGGACGAGGTGTTCTACAGGACGGGCCTACTCAACCGAGAGATTGCATCCCTGATGGAACCTTACGTAAAGAAGAATTATGATGAGGTGATCGCAGACTCCGCGGAGCCGAAGTCCATCGAGGAAATCCGCCAGATGGGCTACAACATCAAACCCTCCGTCAAGGGCCCAGACTCGGTAAGGCTGGGGATTGACCGGCTGAAATCAAAAGACATTTACGTAACGAAAAGGTCCGTGAACCTGATCAGGGAGCTAAGAAACTATTCATGGGTGACCGACAAGAACGGCCAGCCCACCAACAAGCCGGTGGACGCATTCAACCACGCCATCGACGCGGTAAGGTACGCAATAAGCGAGCCAGTGAAAACAGATAATTGGGTGCTGGTATGAAAATATTCGGATACAAGCTTGTCAAAGAAAAAGAGTTTCAGGACGACCTGATGCTGATGCTATACAGGTACGTCAACAGGGGCATACCGGTACCCATTGCAGACAACCCCACTGCATACATCCGCGAGGGGTACGCTATAAACCCAATCGTGTATTCTGTAATATCCCTTAGGGCCAACGCGGCTAAGGGTATACCCTGGCTTGTTTACAGGGTCAAAAACAAAGACAAGCTGAAGCAGTATAAGTCATTAGACACAAGGTACAACAACCCCCTGGACATCAAGAGGGCGTTGCAGATCAAACAGGAGGGATTAGAGGAGGTCGACAACTCCCCGATTAACGCGATACTTGACAAGCCCAACCATAAGGACACGTTTCAGGACATCGTAGAGCAGCTATTTATCTACCGCGACACCACAGGCAATGCCTATCTGTATAACATCCCAAACTCTGTTACAAGGTCCATAACATCAATGCACGTGCTCCCGGCCGACAAGGTGAGGATCATTGGCGGCAGCTACATAGAGCCGATACAGGGTTACGTCGTGGACCAGTTATTCGCCAGCCAATTAGAGCCCGACAAGGTCATGCACTGGAAGTACCCGAACCCCATCTGGCAGCCTGATGGCAGGTGGCTGTATGGCATGAGCCCGCTAAGGGCCGCAGCCGCAATCATCGCACAGGACAACATGGCTATACAGAGCCAGAGCGCGGCATTCATGAATGAGGGATTAAAGGGCATCATTACCGGGACTGAGCAGACGGGCATAGAGTTCACCCCGGCGCAGGCAAAGGCATTAAGGGACAACTTCAAAAAACAGTCCGGCTACAGGAACAAGGGCAACATCGCCTTTAACCGCGCCCCGCTGAACTTCCTGAAGATCGGGGAGAGCCCCGTCGACCTGGGTGTGAATGAGGCCCGAAAGATGAACAGGGAGATACTGTGCAACATATTCAGGGTGCACCCCTCATTGCTTAGCTCGGACGCCTCGACGCTCAACAACCTTACGGAGGCCAGGAAGGCCCTGTTGACCGTGTCGGTGCTTCCCGACATGGACTCCCTGAGGGCGCACCTTAACAGTGCCCTTAACAAGGAGGTCAGCAAGGAATACTATGTGGACTACGACTTAATGGCAATTAGTGAGCTTCAGGATGACATCGAGAAGCTGGGCAGGACGCTGCAGGGCATGGACTGGATCACTCGAAACGAAAAGAGGTCGGCTACTATGTACGACCGCTACGATGACCCGGCGGCAGACTTGCTTTATACGACATTCAATGAAGTGCCCTTAGGAACGGAAATAGACACTGGGTTCGAAGCAATAGACCGTGAACTGGAATCAGATCAATAGGCTGCGAATGCGCCACATAAGGTTTGGAGAGCGCATGTTCTCCCGGATGTACGCCGAGATACGCCGAAAGCTGGCCCACGAGCTTAACAGGGCGCAGACGGTGGCAGACATAGAACGCGCCGCCAACTCTGTGACGATAGAGGATGAGGTGGGGCAGGCATTTGAAAGGGTGTATGAACAGACCGGGGTGGCCTTTGCCAAAATCGAACTGAATAGGCTCAAGGGGCGCGACCCGCTGATGGAGCTAAAGGAAGACGAAGACGCATTTGTAAGCATCTGGCTTGAGAAGATGCGGGAGTACGTAAGGACAAAATGTGGCAGCAAGATCACGCAATCTATCCGCACCGCCTATGCCGACATCGAGAAGAACGTCCGCAAGGCCGTTGCGCTGGGAGCCGAAAATGGGTGGGGGGCGCAGAGGATCGCCAATGAAATCATGAGCCTGCAATCTAAGATGGACGGGTGGAAGGCAATGCGTATCGCGAGAACCGAGGTTGTGGGGGCGTCCAACGTGGGGGCACAAGCTGGCGCTGACCAGGCGGGGATTCCGCTCGATAAGATGTGGCTGGCCACACCATCGGGCGACTCCAGGGAGGACCATCTGGCTATGGACGGAGAGATTGCTGTTAACGGCATGTTCACGCTCCCAAGCGGGGTGCAGATGGAGTACCCGCACGACCCTGGCGCTCCGGCCGAAGAGGTGATTAACTGCAGGTGTGCATTGACGCACGTACCGAAAGATAACATTATTGACCAAATACTTCAGGGAGATGGAATTTAAGACAGGGGGGATTATCAAAGATGTAGACCGAACTAAAAGGATAGTTGTGGGCTACTTTACCAACACGGGATCGCTGGATTCCGACATGGATGTTTTCGCAAAGGGTGCCTTTGAAAAGACAATCAAGGAAGGCGGCCCCAGCGGAAAGAACAGAATTTGGCACCTGTGGCAGCATGACAGTTATTCTCCCATTGCCAAGCCGAAGGTCCTGAAGGAAGACGACAATGGTGTCTACTTTGAAACGCTGATCCCTAAGACCGCCGTCGGTGACCTTGCAATGGAACTTTATTCAGAAGGTCACATCACGGAGCACTCCGTAGGATTTAACACGCTGAACTACGAAGACGAAAAGGACGTCCGGATCATCAAGGAGGTCCGGATGTGGGAAGGGTCAAGTGTGCTGTGGGGCGCAAATGAAAACACCCCCACGGTGGCGGTCAAGCAACAAGAAGTGTTAGACCGCATCGGCAAGCTTGATGCCATGCTGAAGAAGGGCGAGCTGCAAGATCACGTCTATGAACTTCTGATCACAGAGATAGAAAAACTCAAAACGGCGATTAATTCACTCGGGCCGCTGGATGCACCCGAGCCGAGGGAGCCACAAGAGGCACAATTTGATATTTCCAAACTATTAAACCTTATTTAAAATGACCGACAAGAAAAATGATGTCCAGCTGACTGAAAAAGAACAGGCAGTACTGGACGCTATCAGCGCCAAAATCGACGCGCAGGTAGAGACGAAGGCCGACAAGAAGGCCATCGATGAACTCAACGAAAAGCTGACCGGCGCCATCGCCGAGCTTACCAAGTTCAAGGGAGAGGTAAACTTTGATCTGATGCAAAAACAGCTCGACAAGCTGTTCGAGCGCACCGATGCCATCCGCCAGATTAAGAGTGCCGGAAGGGACGAGAAGAAGGAAAGGGAGATCGGCCAGAAGTGGGTGCGCGCCTTCCTCAAGCGGGACAAAGACGCCTTGGTTGCCGCAGAGAAGGAGCACAAGGACTACATGGCCTACTTTGAACCTTCGCTGCACACCGGCGCAACCGACTACCCGAGCGCAACCTCCGATCAGGGTGAGTACACCATCCCGGAGATTCTGCTTGCCGAGATCAACCGGTACATCTACGAGTTTGGCGTGTCGCGCAGGGAAATGCGGTATCTGCCCTTCTCCGGCCCCGGCAATGAGCGCAAGCTGTTGACGCTGGCCACCTCGGTATCTGTCAGTTGGGTTGACGAGGGCGGCGTGAAGCCCAAAAGTAAGCCCACTATCGACTACGTCACCCAGAAGCTCTACAAGCTGGCTGGCATTACCGTCATGACCGAAGAGATCGTGGAAGACTCCGCTATCGACCTGGTGGCCCTGTGTGCCGAACTGTTCGCTGAGGCCATCGCCGAAGAAGAAGACAGGGTATTCCTCACCGGTGACATCACCGCAGGCGACCCCGTAGATGGCGTTATTAATGCCACCGGGGTTACTGCCGTAGCTCTTGCCACCGGGGTTGCTGCCGCGAACATCTCTCCGGACGACCTGAACAGGATGATTTATGCCGTCGACACACCGGCGCGCAGGAACGCCAAGTTCTTCATGCACCCGAGCGTGTTCAGCGCCCTTCAGACCTACCGCGCCGACGCTGTTGCCGCCGGTGACGGATCGGGTGGGTATTTGGTTCAGACCCCGGTAACTGGCGGGCCGTCTACGCTGTGGGGCTATCCCATTGTGCTGACCGACTCGCTTCCCGCAACCGGTGATGTTGACTGGAACGAGCCGTTCATGTTCTTCGGCAACCTGAACAAGACCTGCGTCTATGGTGACAAGATGGGCCTTCGGGTTAAGATGCTCGACCAGGCTTCTATCACCAACGCCGCAGGCGACCTGGTGAACCTGGCCGAGAACGACCTCCTGGCAATGAGGGTACACAAGCGGGTGGGTTATGTGCCCGTGCTTCCCGAGGGTATCGCTGTTCTTTCTACTGGCGACGCTACCTAAACCTAACAAACCCCCCGGCCCTTCGGGGCTGGGGGTATTATTACTATGAAAGTACAATTTATCAAGCCATTCAGAAAGTACAAAGCCGGTGACGTGGCCGACATGGAGGGCTTCGCGGCGGAGGCTGTATTGAGGCGCAAGATCGCCGTGCCGGTCAAGGAGACCAAAGAGGAAAAAAGGGCATACGGAAAAAAGGGTGAAAAGAAAAGCAAGGTTCAGTAAGAGCGTGATGTTCTTCCGGGAACGGTTCATGCAGAAGTACGGACTTGACGAGTTCCAGGGCGAGGGCCCTGTGGTGATGTTCGGGATGTACCGCCGCGAAGACTTTGACTTTTACGCCAAGTATCCCGGCGACATCATGGTGCTGTGGTGCGGATCGGACGGCATGAAGCTCAAGTCGTGGGGTGCGAAGATCATCAATTCAAAGAGCGCCCGCCATGTGGTGAGTTCTAAGTTTACGCACGACGACCTTAACAGGTTTGGTATTTCCCACGAGATAATCCCATTCACCCCGGCCATGCCGAACATACAACTAAGGCCCAGGGGTGATGCGGTGTACCACTACGGGACCTACGATAACGACTTTTACAAAAACTCCTGGATCAACAAGATAAGGTGCAAGACGGGGCTAAGGGTCATAAGCGCAGTCAAGACCAGCTTCACGCAGAAGGAGCTAGTGGATGTGTACGCCGATTGCTTTGTTGGGCTGGGGCTGACAGACCACGACGGACTGCCCACCACGGGGGTCGAATTGGGGCTTATGGGCAGGCGCATTGTTCACAACGGGTTCTGCCCTCATTCTATTCCTTATAAGACAATAGACGACGTCTGTGAGGCCATTATGGCGGAGTTTGACAACAGGCATGAAGACAACGCGCAAATCGCAAAAGACTGGAACGACTACATAAACATCGGAGACAAGTGGTTAAGCATCTAACGGTCATAATTCCGGCATACAAGGCACACAACTACATCGAGGCGTGCCTGGACTCTGTCAGCAGCCAGATACTCAAGCCCGACAGGGTTGTGGTGGGCGTGGATGGATGTGGAAAGACGCTTGACAGGTTGATGCAGATTAAAGGAAAGTACCAGAACCTGGTGGTGGTCCACTACCACGAGAACCGGGGGACGTATGTGACATTCAACAGCCTGTTAGACCACGTAGACGACTACCTGATCACCTTCGGGGCCGACGATGTGATGCACCCCCACCTAACAAGGGACATGATGGCAAGCTGCCCGTGCCTGTCGAAGTATTCCGGGGTGATGTGCCTGAAGAAGTACACGCTGGCCAATCTAGGTGGCTGGCGCGACTGGCGCATGGCCGCAGATACCGATATGCACCAGAGGCTCAGGAGGGCCGGGGTGCGCGTGGCCATCCTCCCGCAGCTATACGAGTATCGCCAGCACAGGGGGCAGATGTCCAAAGGGGTGCATACTGGCTACGGGTCGCCCAAAAGAGAGGAGCTAAAGAGGCTTATCATAGAATCAAAGGCAGTTTATATCGAACCTGTTAAACACGAAAAACAAACAATATGCTAAGCGTAGCGCTGCCCACCTGGAAGAACACCGCGATACTATGGCTGTCGCTCGAAGGGCTGTCGAGACAAAAGACGGATAGGCCCTGGGAGTTGATCATCATGGAGTGCGAGAGTGATTCGGTGGACATCATTTCCAAATACAAGAAAAGGCTTGAAAGGGCCGGGTGTGTGAATATCAGATACACCCATTCTGTCACCAGAACACCGCTTGCGATCAAGTGGAAGATGATGGCGGAGCAGGCGCAGTATGACGTGTTCCTGCTTCAGGCCTCGGACGACTACAGCGCACCGGACAGGCTGCAGAGGACGGCAGAGGCATTTGACAATGGCGCGGACTGGTATCAGGTGAGGTATCACTATCATTACTCGTTCCGGTATCAGAGAGTCATCATGTTCGATCTGTTCTCCGTGGATCGCTGGCCGGTGACCGGCTTTAACATGGCCATGAAGGCGGCGGCCGTAAGGAAGATAGAAGACACCCACCAGCCTAGCGGCATCGACACGTATCTATACAACCAGATCAAGCCTGTGAATATGGTCACCGACGAGATCGATCCCAGGGGAGGGCTGGCAACAGACGGGCTTAACTCGATTTCAAAGAAAAGATATAACTACTACCTAAAGACAAAGCCGCCCTTTGTGGACTGCGACAAGGCGCTGAATGAGGTGGGCATCCCTAAGGCGGTGGCCGACCGGGTGGCTAAGATATACGTCCCGATGAATGACGGTGTTACCATCAAGACTACCGGGAAGCTGGTTCCCGTGGTGTTAAAAAGGCACTACAAGGGCCGCAGGGCCGGCAATGAATATCTGGTAGACGAGGGCGTCAGGGACTACCTAAGGTTCCGGGGCGTGCTGGCAGAAAACGGAGAGGCAAGGGTACAAACACTTACGATATGATAGTCACTAGAGAGGTCACCGGATCGGAACCCGTGAGCCTTGCCGACATGAAGGCTTACCTGAGGGTGTTTCACACGGAGGAAGACGCCAAGATAACGGCCATGATCACCGAGGCCCGCAAGATGCTGGAATACATGACCGGCCTGTCACTGGTTGAGCAGACCGTTACGATAAAGACGGAGATCGACGGACGGTTCAAGCTGCCCTTTGGCCCGGTCGACAACATATTGTCCGTCACGGTGGATGACGATGACGTAAGCGCCGACGTAGAGCTGAACTCCATCGACGACAAAGGGACCCTTGAGGCCAGCTACGATGCGGGGCCATACGACTGCGAGGTGGCGCTGAAGGCATACGTGGCGCAGATGTACACAGACCCCGAAAAGGGAACCATGCCGCAGATCACAAGCGACTGGGTCAAGGCAAACACGATGAACCTATGGCTTCAATAGGAAACTATAACATACCGGTCACCTATCAGGTATTGACGGCCGCGGACGACGGGGCGGGAGGCACTACTGCGGGGACATGGACGGACTCTGTGGGCTTCATGGCCGCGATAGTTCCCATGAGCGGGTTCCGCAGGCTGGAATATACGCAGATCGTCAAGGGCAGCGCCTACACGGTGACGACACACTACCGGAGCGGGGTCACCAAGAAGGGACGGCTGAAGCTATATGATGGCACGATAATGAACATTCGAAGCGTGGTGAACAAAGACATGAAGTTTAGGCAACTTGAAATGATATGCGACGATGGCACGTAAGCCGATGATATACATAACACCCGAGAGCACACGGAATGTTCTTAACCACATGGATCAGGTTAAGAAGGTCTCTGATGAGCGCATCCCGAAGGTTATCGAAACTGGCGTGTATAACATAAGGGCACACGGGCAGGCGGTGGTGAGAGTTAAATACGGGGTTCTGAGGTCGTCAATATATGCCGACTATAAGGGCAAGGTAGGCAGGGCACTAATGCCGATTGACGCGGCCGCAAGGACAAGGCCGGTATTCCCGCCATCGGAAACTGGCAGAATGGGGCTTGACGGGATCGTGGGCACCGACATGGATTATGCGGCAAGCATTGAAGAACTTGATCCATACATGGCCCCGGCCTATGAGAAATACGCACCCAGGGTATATGAGGCGATCGATAAGCTCATTAAAAACGCTGTGAGATGACAGACCCGACATTACAGATAAGGGCCTACTACATTGACCTGCTGGACATCACCGTCCCGGTATATAACATGGCGACGCTGTCCGAAGAGCCTCCATTTGTCATAATCAGTACCCGGTCGCAGCAGTCGGTCAACAAGACCAGCTTCGACCACATGGTGACCACCACGCTGAACATCATCGTGAAGACCGATGGGGACTGGGGCGGCGACAAGATGGCCGAAGACATCGCAAACGAGATCATGCCCCTTATATCGGCAAGGCCGTACGGGGAAACCGACAATTTTGAAATCACCACCTGCACGGTGGAGGCATCCGACCCCATCTCAGAGGTCACCGAGACGGGGAGGGTAATATCCAAAGTAATCACTATCGAAAACTATGTTTCACAACTCTAAATTAAATTAAAATGGCAAAAATCAATGGAACTGAAGTGCTGGTATCTACCGCTGACGGAGTTATCGGGGGGGCCACCTCGCACACACTTAACTTGAACATCGACCTTCCGGCCACCGTGACGAAGGACTCCGGCGGGTGGTCTGAGAGTATTCACGGCCTCAGGGATTGGTCTATCGACATTGACGCGCTGAGCGACCCCACCAACCCCGTAGACGGTCCCGACATCGTGGGCATTGCAATCGCACGTACCGCGGTGACCATCACGGCAACCGGCGGGGGGTACACCTACACGGGAACCGCTAAGCTGGCCACCTACTCAGAGAATGCCGACGCTGAGCAGCCCGTTTCGTTCAACTGCTCCTTTACCGGAAATGGTGAATTAAACGTATCTGCGACATGACGATAAAGGTAAAGAATCCCTTTTCGCTGTTTAGCCGCTCTATAAAGCTTCGCTTCGATATATATGCCTGGGTGAAGATGTGCGAGGTGTCGGGTGTCGATCTGGACGGCCTCGAAAAACTCAACGAGCAGCAGTTGATATTGGCGTGGATGTATGGGGCGTACCTGTCGGCCTGTGCCTCCGAATACAGGAGGCCAGCCTATGGTGCGCCCTATATATCGAGGGTCTACAAGTGGTATTATGTGAACGACAATGGTACCCTTGACGAGATCAAGGCGGCCATGATAAAGAGCCGCATCCTCGGCCGTGAGGTCCAGGACTGGGCGAAGGAGGGAGAAAAAAAAAACTAACCCTCGATGACCTGTATGACCTTGCCGTGGGGGATCTGGGCCTTTCCCAGTTGGAGTTTGAGCGGATGACGTGGGGCGAGTTTCAATGCAGGTATCGGGGGTTTTTAAGAAAAAGGGAGGCGAGGCTGCAGGATGCCAGGCTTATCATGTGGGCTGCGATAGCCCCGCACACGAAAAAAAAGCTAAAGCCAGAGGACCTTATTAGCCTGCCGTGTGACAGAAGGAGGGGCCCCTATAAGCTGATGGATAAGGAGCGTTACGAAGAACTCAAGAAGAAATGGCTAAGCGAGAACTGAAAGTCAAGATCGGCGCGGACAACAAGGACTTGAACCGCAAGCTGGACGACAGCAAAAAACGGGTTTCCGGGTTCGAGGGCGCTGTCAAAAAGGCCGGTATCGCCCTGGTGGGTGCCTTTGCGGCCCGCTCCGCCATAAGGGGTTTGCAGGAGATAGTCAAGACCGCATCAAACGCAGAAGAGACATTCTCGAAGTTCGCCGTAGTCTTCCAGGACGTGGCCTCGGACGCGGAAGAGTCGTTTAAGAAACTACGATCAGAATACGGCCTTAGCGCCCGGGCGGCCAAAGACCTATTAAGCAACACTGGCGACCTTCTGACGGGCTTCGGCTTTACCGGGTCGGAGGCCCTGAGGCTTTCAGAGCAGGTCAACAAGCTGGCCGTCGACCTTGCTTCGTTCACCAACTACTCGGGCGGCGCTAAGGGCGCCAGCGACGCGCTGACAAAAGCCCTATTGGGTGAAAGGGAGAGCGTCAAGTCACTGGGCATATCCATACTGGAGGCCGACGTACAGAAGCAGGTGGCCATCAACACGGCTAAGGGAATGGTGTTCGAGACCGAGCGCCAGGCTAAGGCACAGGCGACGCTCGACATCGCAATGGCGCAGAGCAAGAATGCGATAGGTGACTATTCACGAACCTCTGAGAGCTTCGCCAACCAGTCGCGGCTTCTCAAGGAGCGACTAGAAGACCTTGCCACGACTATGGGCGGGGCGCTGCTGTCATCCTCCACCACGATGGTGTCCAAGATTACCGAGTTGGTGGAGGCCACGGACAGGTACTTTACCGACGTGCTGACGAAGACCAACATGGGTAAGCTGGAAAAGTTCGGCCGCATTCTCGGTGGTTCTGTTCTTGGGGTGCTTACCGGCGGACAGCTCGGGCGGGGCCTTAGCGATCCGGTGTTCTTTGAGGCTTGGGCGGCACAGGCAGTAAGCGCAGAGGAAAGCATTAACAAGGTGCGCGCCGCGATGCAGGAAATATCCGACGAAGACGAGCGCAGGGCGGCCCTGATAGACGAGATTGCCAATGCACAGAAGCGCGCCGCCAGCCTCGGTGTGATGCTGGAAAAGGAGCTAGGAAAGGCAAAGAGGGACCAGAGCAAGCAGTCTATAGCTTATATAACCGCCGAAAGGGATGCGGCCCTTGAGGCACAAGGGGTACTGCATGATTCATTCGAGCAGATAATCCGTGAGACCGGAAACCTGATAAGGGAAGAGGCCGAGCAGTCGGCTAAGCTGGCGGCGGAAGAGGCCGCCCGGATTGACGCCATGAACGCAAAGAGGCGTGAGGACCTGGGCGAGATAGGGCGGCTTCGTGAAGACCAGGCTAAAGCGGAGGCGGACTATATAGCCGCCAATACGGAGGCTGCCCGTGTCGAAGCTTTAATAAGGCAGAACGCGCTGGCTGCGGAACTGGACCTTATGGAGCAGATCGCGCAAACCAGGGCAAGGGCGTCTGGGATGGGTATTGATATGGACACCATGCCCGGTGCCGCACCAATGATCCAGCCCGCAATCAGTGGGGGGCTCGGGCAAACACCCGATGTTCAGGCCGACACAGCCATCATCGCCACACTAGAGGCCCTCAACAAAAAGCTGTCGGATTCAATAGAGCTACAGGCAATATACGGTCAGGGCTACGACGCCTTAGGTGTGCAGACGGCGGCCTATGAATCCGCCATCAATTCTTTGGTGGAAAATGGATTCGGGGCACATGACACGGTTGTCCAGGGACTTATCGACAAACTATGGGAGCTACAGAGCACCCAGGAGAGCGTCAAGTCGTCTATGATAGACTGGGAGCAGATCGCCACCGGTGCGGCCGCCAGCATCGGCATGAGCTTCATGCAGATGGCACAGGATGGGTCCAAGAGCGTATCGGAGATCATCAAACAGACGCTTGCGCAGGTTACGGCACAGCTAATTAGCCAGATAGTTGCAACGATACCATTCCCAGCGAACATAGCACTTGCGGCCGGAGCCGGAACCATTGCGGGGGGGCTGATTTCAAAAATCCCTGCCTTCTCGGGGGGCGGCATGGTAAGGAGCCCGACCCTTGCAATGTTCGGGGAATACCCGGGTGCAAGGCTTAACCCGGAATACGCACTAAGAGAAGATCAGTTAAAGAGCATTGCGGGCGGAGGCGGTACGCTGACTACAAGGGTAAGCGGGCAGGACCTGCTGTTCATTTTAAATGAGGCGCAGCGCAGAAACATAGGAAATTTCTAAATGACCTACGTAAAGAAATTCGACGCATACCACGATAACCTTGCTACCTACGACGGGCAGACAACGGAAGAGTACCGCATCGAAATCGAGCAACTCAACGGCGCGGCGGGCAGCACCGAAATCGAAGTGATGGGAACCGAGCCGGTACGCATCCAGACGATCAGCGTGGGTAAGGGCAGCGATCCGGTGGTGGTGGGTTCGGAACTTATCTTTACCATAAAGACCGATACGCCTGCAACGTTTGACAGTTTGTTTGAATCGGAGTACAAAGATTGGCGAATCAGTTACTATAAAGGCATGGGGTTGATATGGCGGGGTTATGTTCAGCCGGAAAACCTAAGCCGTGATGTGTTCGAGCCGTGGACTACCATTGAGGTGTCTGCTACCGACGCACTAAAAGACTTATCAGAAACCGAGTTCCGGGACAGCTTAGGGGAAATCATCGACGACAAGCTGACCCCGATGGAGATTATCAAAACGGCATTGGATCCGCTTGGCATTGAACTGGACTTCATCGTCAAGCTTGGAACCTACGAAACGACGCTGCCTTCCGCTACGCTGTGTCTTACAAACGTCTATATGGACACGCGAAGGTTCGACAGGCTAAAGGACGGTAAGGACGACGTAGATTCGTGCCTTGACGTTTTAGAGAAGGTGTTAAAGCCGTTTCACGTTGTTCTTAGGCAGTCCGGCGGGGCTTACAGAATACAAAACCAAAAAGAGCTGAACAGTCCCGAACATTACATCGGATGGGACTTAGTGGACAATGGCAACACGGCAGCGACCGACGTTGTAAACATCGACACGCTAAAGAACACCAGGGGCGCGAACCTTTCCAAGGTGTCTCCTACTAAGATTCTGGATATTACCTACCTGAACAGGAACTTAGGGCTTCCGCTTGTTGATGACTTGAACAACTTTGCAACGGGTACGCCGTGGACTTTCGGTTTTTCAGCCTTAACAGATACCGACACGGGTGCTATGGTTACGTTGGATAGCTCTATCGAAGAGAACGAATCGAACCCGTTTGTTGGCCCCGATACGTGGTATATGGAGCTAACTTCTGACTTTGAGGTAGAGAAGCTAACAGAAAACGACACCATCGTAGTGAGTTTCATGGTGGGTTCGCAGAACGAAACAGGCATTGGAACCTTTGACCCCGGAAGGGGCGCGTATGTAACAACACAAATAACGTCTGCGGCGGGGTTTGACGAAACACATACATTTAGGGTAACATTCGGCAGCAGGGAAAGCAGGGTGAGCGTTCCGGTAAGCGGAAGCATAGGGGCGACGGGCTTTTACAATGTACGCATAAAGCTTATTTTAATAGACCCCGAACCGACCTATTACGGTGAGTTCGTGTTTAAGAACTTCGACATTCGCCGATATGTAGAGGTAGACGGTGAGCAGACATCAGACATCACCTTCGACAGATTGTACCGTGTTACTTCGACAAAAGGAAAATTAACAGAAGAAAAAGAACTTGTCTTCGGCGACTCAGGAACGTCCGGCGACATCGGAAGGCTAACAACCGATGAAAACGGAGCAAGCGGAACCGTTCTGTGGAACCGGTACGGTAAAACCGACAGCCTGTCGCTTGTCGAGTTATATGCCTTGGACTATCTATCAAAGAGAAGCACTTATTTGGATTACCTACAAATAGGAATTTATGACTTTGAAAGGGAGTTGGAGCCACACAACATCGTTCAGTACGACAGCAAGTATTATACATTCAAATCCTATTCACGAAGCTACAACACGAACTACGTAAATGCAGTCCTGCAGGAGCTTGTAACCACCGACGTAAGCATTACGGTAGAGCTAACCGACCTTACCAGTGTGGACGGGGTTTCCCGCACGGGGTCCAATGTGGTTATACCGAGTGTTTCTAACTCTGTCCCTCACAGGATGGACGATGCTGCCTACCACAGGACCGACCCGTCCAATGCCCTGAAGATGGTGACATGGGATGCCGACGGCAAGGCGTCCGCTAAGGAGTACGTGGAGGAAACAATATGGCACAACATCAACTCGTCGATGCGCCTGTGGGGTGGCGAGATCACTGACAATCTAGACGGATCGGTGACGGTGGCGGCCGGGGCGGGCCTTATCAAGACGGACGAGGCCGGAGCGGAAGACACCCCGACGGGCATCAATCAGGGGCAGGGTAGCAAGCTAAGCATCATAGAGTGGGCACAGGATGCAGCGGTGGCGCTTACGGATCAGGCATACAACTATATCTACATTGACGAGACGGGGGCGGTCCGGGTAACGACAGACTTCTATTCCATATCATTCACCAGGGAGTTCACCGTAGGCAGGGCTTATCGGGACGGGACGGACGTTGTGGTTAGGCTGTGTGGAACGAACGCATGGAACTTCAACAGAAGGGTTCAGCTATTCGGAGAAGAGAGGTTCCCGGTGGAGCGCGCCACGGGTTTGATATTGGGTGAAACCGGGACAAGGAACGTAACGGTCACGGCTGGCATTCTCTGGGCGGAACTTGTCAACAGGTTTTCTATTGGCGCAATAGACACTTCTTTGGCGGATACGTTCACGTATTGGCATGTCGCTGCGGGAACATGGACAAAGGTATTATCGCAAACACAAATATCCAATACGCATTATAACAACATCGCGACGGGCCTTGTTGCTCTTACGGGGAATCAGTATGCGGTACATTGGGTGTGGGTGGTTCACGACGGGTCGCTTCACATTGTCTACGGGCGGGATGCACATCCGAACATAGCGAGCGCAGAGGCCGAGCCGAAGCCCACGACGCTTCCGGGGCTGCTAAGCTCTTACGGGTCGTTTATCGGGCGGATTATCATCCAGCGAAACGCTGCGTCATTTGCAAGTGTTTCAAGCGCATTTGACACCGTTTTGTCGACTTCCGGCGTGACCAACCACAACGACCTTGCGGGGTTGCAGGGCGGTCAGGCCGACGAATACTACCACCTGACGGGCCCGCAGCATACCCTGCTGACAGACCCGAAGGAAACCGATCCGGTTGAGGCGAAGGAACTGGACCCGATCGAAGCGGAGGATTTTGAACCTAAAGAGGTCGAGGGGGTCGAAGCCAAAGCGGCCGACCCCGTGGAAGCGAAGGGGGTTGATCCGGTCGAAGCGAAGGAGGTCGAGGGAGTGGAGGCCAGGGAGGCAGAGGCAGTAGAAACCAAGCCCGCCGACCCGGTCGAGGTTAAAGAAGCTGATCCCGTAGAGGTCAAGCCCGCCGATCCCGTTGAGGCCAAAGAGACTACACCGATAGAGGCCAAAGAGACTACGCCGATAGAAGGTAAGGAAGCCGATCCGGTTGAAGTCAAAGAGACTGACCCCGTAGAGGCTAAGGAGACAGAACCTATCGAAGCGGAAGACTTCGACCCGAAGGAAACGGACCCAGTGGAGGCCAAAGACGTCGACCCGGTTGAGGTAAAAGAGGCTGAGGGTGTCGAAGCAAAAAACGTTGACCCCGTAGAAGCGGAAGACTTCGACCCGAAGGAAACCGATCCGGTCGAAGCTAAGGACGTCGACCCCGTGGAAAGCAAGGGAGCCGACCCCATTGAGGCAAAGGAAATCGAAGCCGTGCCCGTTGACGATATTGTCAAGATACCGATCCCCAAGCCTAAGCTGGAAATCATCAACCACGCAGAGGCCGACACCGAAACAGGGCTGCTCCCGGAATCAAACACCATAATAGACAAGATACGCCTATGGTGGGAGCAGGACAACAAGCAATTCCTTGACCACAACCCGGAGATATGGCTGTTTCGTGAAAAAAACTATCAGCGCAGGAAGATACAGACCGGATGGATACATGAGGACGACCCTTCCGTGGGGGTGTCTTACGGCGGCGGGTACTTTCTGCTGAGCTTTATGGACGGCGACGGCAAGAAGTGGGGTGTGGTTGTGGCCGAGGCGGACGCAGACACGGCAACGTGGGGTTGCTCCGGGACGTCAATAGATGGCACGAGCACCGCAATAGGCGCAGCCGAAGACAACACTGCGGCGATATTGTCGGGTTGTTCAACCGCAGGAATAGCCGCAAGGGTTGCAGATGGGTTTTCTTCCGGGGGGAAAACAGACTGGGTTTTGCCATCCCGAGACACGTTGGCACAGATATATGCCCACCGCGCCTCTTTGGGCACGTTTTCCAGCATTTACTATTGGTCTTCTTCGCAGGCGTCCAGTACCGCGGCGTGGGCGGTGGGAATTAATGACGGCGGAACGCAGGCGCAGGGCTTAAAAACAGAAGCCCTGGGTGTGCGCCCCGTGCGCTATGAGCTTATGAGCACGGAGGGCGATGTCGTGGTTCAGAGAAACCGAAAGAAGAAGTGGACGCACGAGCCGCATCTGAATGGGACGAAGTTCCCGCTAAGTGCTTACTATGCCGGGGAAATTACGCATCCGATTGCTACTATCCAGACAAGCGGGCGGGAAACAGAGTGGGCGCTGACGGCCACGGAGAAGGTCAAGCAGGAAATGGACATTGACCCCTTCGAGTACTTCGTAGGTCGAAAACACCCCCTGACGCCGCATACGCTGGTGGCCCTGTCTGCGAGCTACGACTACGCAGATACGGATAATGAGATATACGCCATTAAGCGGGTGGGTGATAGCATGCGTAAGCGTGGCCGCACGCACAACCAGCCGCTAAGGTTCGCCATTGTGATAGATAACCCGGACGCAACGGCAAGCGACCCGAAGCTGATAGGGCCGCTGTCGGACATTGTAAGCATTAACCCGATAGTGACCCTGTTCCAAAGGTCACAAGAGGGCCTCACTCCCTTTCGGTGGTATGTGCGGGAGGTAAAATGGACAATTAGTCATGGAAAGAGACAAAAACATTAAGATATGGTGGGGCCTAATGGGACGTCGCCCTTGCGGTGACTCCTTAAGAGGAACGCCCTTGTGGTGGGCCAACACATTGTGATTCCGGGCCCTGCCCCCTTTAAACCCTAAAACCAATATACAATGAGCTACAAATTATTGACTGACAGCGAAGACAGCAAGCCCTTGCTTGGCTCTGTGGACAGCAAAGTGCTGACTATGGCGACCGCTTCCGAGCCAGCTACGGCCGGTAACTACATGGTCGCTGACAACTCCGGGCTTTTGCCGAAACTCTACAAGCGGAGCGACGGGAAGTTTTACGGATTTACAGTAACGGTATGAAACTCGTAACGATAGGCGGCAAGCCGATTAGAGTAAGCGGTAAGTTTCAAATGGTTCCAACGTGGCGCCTTGAAATCGAAACCACCGGGGCATCGCAGGCGTACTCGTTTAACATCGCATCCGGGTCGGACATCGACCTTGACGTGGATTGGGGCGACGGTACTGTTGAGACGATCACCACCACGGGGATCAAGTCGCACACCTATGCGGATGCCGGGACGTACTATATGCACATCAGGGGTTCTGGAACGGGCCTAAGTATAAGACAGGACAGCACATCTGACTATGCCAATGCGCAGAAGGTCAAATCGACAAGCGCTATTCGGGGGATTCAGGGGATTGTTAATTTTAGGGATACATTCCGCAACACGGCAATTACAAGTATCCCCGCCGATCTGTTTCGGTACAACACGTTGGTGAGTACGAGTGGATTCTCCTTCACCTTCTTTGGCTGCTCCGGCCTTACGGGTTCAATCCCCGACGATCTGTTCCGGTACAACACGTTGGTGAGTACGAGTGGATTCGACTCCACCTTCCGTGACTGCTCCGGCCTTACGGGCTCAATCCCCGCCGATCTGTTTCGGTACAACACGTTGGTGAGTACGCTTGGATTCTACTGCACCTTCTTTGGCTGCTCCGGCCTTACGGGTTCAATCCCCGACGATCTGTTCCGGTACAACACGTTGGTGAGTACGTATGGATTCTACTACACCTTCTATGGCTGCTCCGGCCTTACGGGTTCAATCCCCGCCGATCTGTTTCGGTACAACACGTTGGTGAGTACGGGTGGATTCTTCGCCACCTTCCGTAACTGCTTCGGCCTTACGGGCTCAATCCCCGCCGATCTGTTTCGGTACAACACGTTGGTGAGTACGCTTGGATTCGACTCCACCTTCCGTAACTGCTCCGGCCTTACGGGCTCAATCCCCGCCGATCTGTTTCGGTACAACACGTTGGTGAGTACGCTTGGATTCTACTGCACCTTCTTTGGCTGCTCCG